GCAACCTGCGTCGTCGCCTGCGGTCCCTGTCGATCACGGGCACGCTGTCCGGCGTGGCTCAGTCGCTGGCAAGCGGAGTTCCCCCGGTGCCCACGCCCATCGGGCTGCGTCTCGACCTGATCCGCGTGGCGGCCCTGTCCCAGCTAGCCGGGCGGCGCCGTCCTGTCGCCTGCGTGACGCCTCGAGTCTCGCTGCCAAAGGCGTTCATTACGTCGATCTCTCGCCCCTGGAGCCCAGACAACGGCGAGAGCACGATCGTCACGGTGACCCTGCGGGAGGCCAGGATCGTCAGCCCGATTACGGCCGATGCCATCGCGCCTGACTTCGGCGCGCAGGTGCCTGGCAACAACACCGCGGTCGGCGGCGGCCAGCAGGCGGGGACTCCCGTTACCACCCAGGCTGTGTCACCTTCTACCAGCACGGGCGTGCCGCCCGTAGTGACCCCGCGATGATTAGCCGACGCACATACAAGGTGATCAGCCATTACGCCCGGATCTGGTACTCCGTGCGATCCAACCTTGACGCCCTGGGGGTGCCACGGTGGCGGTGATTGAGATCCAGGTGCAGCCGGCCGAGGGCGTTTCGCGCTTTGAGACCTCAATCGTACTTGAGCAGGTCCGTTACACGTTCGCTTTCTACACATGCACGGAGCGTAACGGCTGGGCGTTCGACCTGACCGACGACACGCAGACGCTGCTACTCGCGGGCATCGGGCTGACGGGAGGCGTGGACCTGCTCTACCAGTACCGATACCTGCCCGTCCCGCCCGGCGCGCTGTTCGTCAACGACCAAGCCCTGACGCGAGCGGACCCGACGATCGACGGCTTCGCCTCAAAAGAGGTGGCGCTCTACTACGTGACCAGCGACGAGGCGTTCGCGTGACGGGCGAAAAAAAACCGCCCCGGAGGGCGCGCTAGTGGTCGCGGTATACCCGGAGTTCCTGCACGTCACGTCACTGGTCACAGTGACGAGCACTCCGCCGATCGTGGTCCAGAGCGTGACCGGCGAGGGCCTGCGTGTGACGTGGTCTGTCCGCAAGAGCAACAGCAGCGAGCCTGACACGGCCAGGGTGACGATCTACAACCTGGCTTTAGCTCAGCGCAAGCTGCTCGAGGCGCTTGTGCCTGCGCTGCCGGGCTTTGCCTTCCGGTGCGCACTGAGCATTGGCTGGGGCGACGCCGTGAACCCTGGGCCCGGTTTTGTTCCGCCGACGCAGGTGCTAGCCGGGCGGATCTGGAGCATCACTCCAGAATTGCGAGAGCGCACCAACGTGCTGACGGTGATCGAGTTCGGTGACGGCCTGGTGGAGCTGCGAGACGCGGCGCCGGGCGGCGCCTCCCTTGCGGCGCAGATCCTGACGTGGTCGAGCGTGGTAACCCTTGTTGCGGCCGAGCTGGGCCTAGCCGTGTCGCCCGCGGCGCTGGCGGTGATCGACGCGGCGGCTCTGCGTCAGGGCCTGCCTGTCTACGGGGCCGGCAACCTGATCTTGGGCGATCGGGAGATCCGCGAGAAGCTCGACAACATCTTCGAGGCGCTGAGGATCGGCTACACAATCGACAACGGCATCCTGCGGGCCTTTGACGCATCGGGCCTGCGCAACGACCTGCCACCGCAGGTGCTAGCGCCGCTGTCGGGCCTGTTGTCCTTTGCCGTCACGGACGACGGCGGCGTCGAGTTTGAGGCGCTCGCCAACCCCCTGCTGGCCCCTGGGTCGCAGGTCACGGTGCTCAACGACATCGGCATCGTCCAGGGTGGCGGTCCGCTACGCGTGGAGTCGATTGAGTTTGCCGGCGACAACTACCAAAACAGCCTTATGCGAGGCGTAGCCCGAAGGTTCCGGCCCGTCTAATGCCAGGTCGCGAAAACGTCTCTCCGTCACCCTACGAGCTGCCAAAGGACGCATCGGTGGCCGACCTGCTGCGCCAGGTGCAGCGGCTGACCAAGCTGTCGATCCGCACCCACGCACCGGCGACGGTGGTGCTGTACGACCCCGTGAGGCAGCTCGTGGATTGCACCGTCGATCACTTGCTGACCGTGAAGGTGGTGGACGAGACCCAGGCTGCGCGCCTGGTCGCACAGGGTGCCGTGCTCGAGGGCGCGCCGCCCAACGCGACCGCCACGCTCCCGCCGATCCGGCTGACGCAGATCCCCGTGGCGTGGCCGAGGACCCTGGCCGGGTACGTGACTTTCCCGCTCGTGCCTGGAGACACCGGCGAGCTCCACGTCAGCGACCGCAGCCTCGCGCAGTGGCGCCTGCTCGGCGTTCCGGCCGATCCCAAACTGGCCGAGACGCACTCGCTGGCGGATAGCGTGTTCCATCCCGGCTTGACAGCCGACACTGTGCCGATCGTGCCCCCCACCGACCTAACGGCCACCGTCGTGCAGGGCCCCCAGGTCAAGCTGGGCCCGCTGGCGGCCTCGCCCGTCGCCAAGGGTACCGAGCTGATCGCAGCTGTAGACGCGGCGCTAGCCGCTGCCATCGCAGCCATACCAGGGCCCCCGGATGCGGGCGCCAGGGCCTTCACGGCGTTCCAGGTCGCATGGAACGCCTCAAAAGCTGCTATCTTGTCACCCAAGGCGCTGACGGAGTAAAGCGCGTCAAATGGACCTGATGCTTACAGACTACGACTTGGACATCACGGACGGCGAACTGTCGTTTGTGCGTGGGGCCGAGGCAATCGCGCAGGATGTGCGGATGCGGCTGCGGACGTGGCTCGGCGAGACGCCCTATGACCAGGCGGCCGGTGTCCCGTACCTGCAGGTCATCTTTGAGCGCGGAGTGAGCCAGGAGGCGATCCGGTTTGTGATCGAGAACCGGATCCTCGACACGCCTGGCGTGGAGCAGGTGACCAGCCTCGAGGTGCAAGTGAACCCGCAGACGCGGGAGGCCACGATCGTCGGCCGGGCCCTGCTGGTCGGGGACGTGGAGATCGACTTTTCCGAGCTCGTGGAGACCGTCTAATGCCCCTCGCTATCACACCCGCAGGACTCCAGACGCAGACGCAGGCCGAGATCCGCGACGAGCTCGTCGCCAAGCTGAGGGCCACCTTCGGCAACAACATCAACACGAACACCAGCTCCATTCTCGGCCAGCTCGTGAACATCGTGTCGGAGCTTCGCGCCGTGGACCAGCAGGCGCTTCTAGCCGTGTTCCAGGGCTTCGACCCCAACGCGGCCCAGGGCGTGGCCCTTGACCAGCGGGCGGCCCTGACCGGGTCCTTGCGCAACGGTGCGACGTTTTCGGTGGTCGAAGGCGAGCTTACGTTTGCCGGCCCTGGCACAATCGTCAATGGCTCGCAGGTCCAGAACACCGACAACCAGACGATCTGGGAGCTGGTCAACGGGCCATTCACGGCCCTTGGCCCCACCGTGATCGCTGGCGCCCAGTTCCAGGCCATCGACCCCGGCCCCGTCGTCGCCAACGCCGGTACCAACTGGGCGCTAGTTACCGCGGTTCCCGGTCTGACCGGGTTTGCCAACCCGGCCGACGACGCCAACCTAGGCGCGCTGCAGGAGTCCGACCCCGAGTTCCGCCAGCGCCGGCTGCTTGAGCTGTTTGCCCGCGGCCAGGGGCCCCTCGCGGCAATCTCGGCCGTCGTTTCACGGGTCGATGGCGTGCTGTCGGTCCGCACATACCACAACCCAGACGTGAACCCCGTGGACGCTGACGGCATCCCGTTCAAGGCGTTCAACGTCGTCGTCGAGACGCAGCCGAGCCCGCCGCCGGCCGCGCTGGAGCAGTCGATCCTGGACGCTATCTGGTCGGCCACGGGTGCGGGCGGTCAGTCGTTCGGGTCGATCGCTGGGATCGTGGTGGACAGCGAGGGCACGCCGCAGCCGGCGGCCTTCGACATCGTGACAAACATTGACGTGTTCATCGCGGTCGAGCTGGTCACGAGCACGTCCGAGAACGCCATCACCCCTAACATTGAGGCGATCGTGCAGCAGGCAATCCTTGACCGAGCTCTCGCCGAGTGGCAGGTGGTCGGCCGCGACGTGCTGTCCTTCGACGTGATCGGCGTCGTCAACGACCTGATCACGTCTGGTCAGATCAGCGGCGTCGATCAGGTGCTTGCCGGCGTGCAACGGCTGGTGCTGCCAGCGCCTACGGGGCCCCAAAAAGAGGCGATCGGCATCCGCGAGAAGGCCGAGTTTGACCTCCCAGCGATCTCGGTGGTGAGCAGCTAATGCCGTGGGGATCGCTATCATGGGGCACGGGGCTGCCCTGGGGGCTGTCGGCGAGCCCTGGGCCTGCGGAGTTCTGCTCCATCGCAGACGACCGCGTACTCGTGCAAATGGACGACGCGCCGGGTAACCGGGACTTTCGCGAGCTGATCTGCGTGCTGGTCGAGGATCTCGGCCTTTACCGCGACGTGTGCCGAGACGCGATCCTCAAAGCGTTCGACCTCGACCAGGCCGCAGGCGCCCAGCTCGACGCGATCGGCTCGCTCGTGGGCCTGGCCCGTGAGGGTGAGTCCGATGCACGATACCGGACGCTCCTGCAGATCCAGATCGAACTGATCTTGAGCCAGCAGCGAGAGGGCGCACGCTGGACCGGCACCGGCGAGAACATTCTGCGGATCTGTCGTCTGTTCATTGGACCGGCGACACCGCCGGTTGTCCTGATCAACACGCCGCCCTACGATTTCACGCTGACCGTGCCCACCATCACGATAGCCAACGCGGGGCGCCTGTTCCGCTTTATCTGCAAAGCCCTGTATGCTGGCGTGCTGGGCAATATCAAGTTTGACCTTCAGCCCAACAGCCGCTGGGATAGCGTGTCGGTGGCGGTGCCCCAGGGCGGAATATTCTGCTCTGTGTCCGTGCCGGTGCCCAACTGCGCTCAGTTTGGGACCGTCCGAACCATTGGAACCTGCAACCCGTAAGGAGACCCCATGCCCACGAAACCCGCAGGCGTTTACAGCGTAGCCACCGACTTGAACTACTCGTCGGGCGTCGCTACGGGATTCCCAACCAAGAGCGCGACCGTCTCGGCCACCGAGGGTTTTTTCCCTGACACCGCGATTGCGGCCGAGGAGCAAAACTACCTCTTTAACCTGACGGGCGAGTGGACGGCGTGGCTTTTTGCTGGGACGTCGCTGCCCGTCATTGACACCACGATCGTGGAGCGCGATGCGCTGGGCCGGTCTCAGTTCGCGATCGTGCAGGCGGGCAACACCGCTTCGGCGAGCATCCCCGTGATCGTGGACGGCAACACCGGACAGCCGGCGGGCGACCCGGCGATTGCGGTCAACAGCAATAGCGGGTCCGCGGTGCTGGCCTCCTCGTTTAGCACAGACCCGACTGTTTCGGTCACTAACGCCACGGACGGGATCGGTGTGCTAGCGCTTACGTCCGCTGGACCGGCCGGCGTGCAAGGTCGGTCCGCCACTGGTGTCCCGTCCGTAGGAGTCGAGGGCGTGTCTCGGGGACCTGCCTCGAGCGGCGTGGTAGGACGCGGCGACGCGACCCTAGGGGCCCTTCCTGGTGTTGCCGGGTTTGCCCTGGCCGACAACGGCATTGCTGTGTACGGTCAAGTTTCGGCCCCCACGGCGGGGATTACGGCTGCCGGTGTGCAGGGTGATGCCACCTTGTCCCCAGACGCGGTGGGTGTCTGGGGCTTGGCATCGGGCGGATACGGCGTGCAGGCACAGTCCGACCAGGCGGCCCCGCTGAGGGCAGCACTGCGCCTAGTGCCCCAAGATACAGACCCGGTCATTGCGGGCGAGGGCGACACGTATCACAACGTGCTCGGGTACCGTCGAGTTTTTGCGGACTCCCTTTGGCGAAGCGTTACAACGCAGCCCGGTAACACGGTGCGAGCGTTTGACGTAAATCCTGGGCCCGTCGCAATTCCGCTAGCGCCTACGCTTGTGGTCTCGAGCTCTCTGGGGATCAACAACCAACCGCTGGTTGGCGGTGAGCTTGAGATCTACGCCGAGTTTCAACCTGCGTGGGGCACAGGATCAGGATCGGCTGTTTCCGGTCTTACGGCCACGCTGCGCGACACGACAGCCGGCGTGGACATTTGGTCGCAGGTAGTATCGACTCCTGCGACCCCTGCGGGTGGGGTGGTCGCGCGCACGTTCTCTCGCACAGTCCGCTACACGTTGCCGGGCACGGGGCCTCGGAGCTTTGAGCTGATCGTTGAGCGCACCACCGGGGCCGACAACGCCGAGATCTTTGACGCTGTCCTCAAGATCGACGGGGTCTACTAGTGGCCGACGACCCAGCGCAGATCGAGGCCCTGTGGGCCGCCTGCGACAACCAGCCGATCGGCCGCGGACACGTGAAGCTAACTCGGGCTTTTATCGTGGAGTTCTGCAAGCAGGTCCGGCGCGGCAACTTCCTCCGGGTGGCGGCGAACAGGCTCGGGGTCAGCGAGCAGACGTGCTGGCAGTGGCGTTCGGATGGCCGCCGCGAGCTCGCCGAGTACGAGGCCGGCAGGCGCGACACCGTGTCGCTGCGCGTGCTGTTCCTGGTCGAAGGTGACCGGGCATCAAGCGACCTGCACGATCGCTTGATCGTAGATGTGCTCTCCAGCGATGACCCGAAGCTCAAGTTTGAATTCATGCGCAGACGCTGGGGCAAGATCTACAGCGCAAACCCCAACGCCACCGAGGACCCGGAGACCGGCGAGGAGCACACGATCGACGCTGTGTCGCTCCTGCTTGAGCGAATTGAGGCGCTGAAGGGCGATGGCTCGGCCACCTGACATCGCGCAGCACCTTGGGTCGCTGACGCCGCCCCAGGTCCGCGCCCTGATCGGGTCGCTGTCGCATCAGGAGGCGATGGCGATCCTGTCGGACTGGTCGCAATGGTCGCTCCCGTACCAGCGTCTCCCCGAGGGTGACTGGCGTCGGTGGGTGCTACGTGCCGGACGCGGCACAGGCAAGACGTACACCGGAGCGCGCACCGTGGTCGAGGTTGCGCGTGACCGATCCAAGATCCGCACGGGCGAGATAGGGCTAATCGGCCGCACCTACCACGACGTGCGGTTCACGATGGTCGAGGGCCCCAGCGGCATCATGCACGCGGCGCCGTACGACTTCCGTCCGACCTGGGAGCCAGGCAACGGCGTGCTGACGTTCCCTAACGGAGTGCGCGCTAGGGCCTACTCGGCGGATCGCCCTGAGTCGATCCGCGGCCCCAACTTCGCGTGGGTGTGGGGCGACGAGGTGTCGCACTGGCCCGACCTGGATCGCACGTGGTGGGAGGTCGTGGAGCCGGCGCTGCGGATCGGGTGGGCGCGGGCGATGCTCACGACCACCCCGCTTCCCGATGAGGCTCTCGGCAAGATTGAAAAGATGTCGGACACCGTGGTCACTAGGGCGGCTACGTTTGATAACCCGTATCTGTCGCAGGCGATCCGCAACGCTCTGAAGGAGCGTTTTGAGGGCACGCGTATTGGTCGCCAGGAGCTCTACGGGGAGATCCTTGAGCAGACCGCCGGCGCCTTGTGGACGGCGTCAATGATTGAGGATCATCGGGTCGATCGGGCCCCAAGGAACCTGGCTCGAGTCGTCGTGGCGGTCGACCCTGCCGTGACGGCCAACGCAGACAGTGATGAGACCGGGATCGTGGTGGCGGGGCTGGGCGTCGATCGCCAGGTGTACGTGCTAGCCGACAGGTCGATGCGCGGAGCTCCCCACGATTGGGCCAGCGCAGCCGTCAGCGCGTACTACCGCTTCGGCGCAAGCCGGATCGTGGCCGAGGTCAACAACGGGGGTGACATGGTTGAGTCCACGATCCGAGCCGTCGATGACCGTGTGGCGTACCGGTCCGTAAGAGCGACTCGGGGCAAGGTGTTGCGTGCCGAGCCCGTGGCGGCTCTGTACGAGCGCGGCAAAGTCCACCATGTGCGGGGCCTCGGCGACCTGGAAAACCAGCTCACGACGTGGAGCCCGATTAACGCGAAGGGCAGCCCCGACCGACTCGACGCGCTTGTCTGGGCGATCACTGACCTTGTCTTGTCCGAGAAAGAGGCAGGACCGCTGCAAGGATACCTATGAGCGACACGCCAAAGATCCCGCGTACCGACGACTTCCTCAACGCCGTTTCCGGTCTTGGGGGCAGCTACGATAAGAGCCAGTACACGTTTTTTCGGCGACGTCCTTACCTGCAGTACGACGAGCTCAGCGACCTGTACGAGCAAGACGCGATTGCGGCGCGGGTCATTGACCGACTGGTCGACGACGCTACCCGCGAGGGTTTCAAGATCGTTGGACCTGACGAGGATTTTGACTTTGACGCAGTTTCCTCTGACCTAGAGGACCTGGGAGCAATGACGGCCCTGGGCGACGCATGGCGCTGGTCCCGGCTCTACGGAGGCGCCATCGCGGTGCTGGTGGTCGCAGACGGCCGCAAGCTCAGCGAGCCGCTAGACGTGCAGCAAGCCCAGCGCCTGCTGTCGGTCCAAGTGATCGAGGCGCCCTACGCGATCCCCTCGGACTGGAACCCCGGCCTCGGTGCTCGAGGGTTCCGCGACCCTCGACGCTACGACGTGACCGTCGTCGCTGGCCGCGGTGATACGCGGTCGATCGACGCCTCCCGCGTCATGCGCTTTGACGGCATCCGTGTGCCGCCGTCGCGCCTGCTGGAGCGGTACGGGTGGGGGCCATCGCTGCTAGATCGGGTCGCCCGCGAGATCTTCCAGCTCGGCGAGGTCATGGGCTACTCGCGCAACATCATTCACGAAATGAGCGTGATGGCGTTCAAGATCGAGGGCCTTCGCGAGCAGCTCTGTGGCGACGAGCGCTCGCAGTCCGAGATCCGCAAGGTGTTCGAGACGCTCCGATTCGCGATCGACAACATGAACGCGCTGGTCCTCGACACGAAAGACGAATACGGCGAGATCAGCCGATCTACTAACGGTCTACGGGACATGATCGAGGAGTTTGTGTCGGCACTGGTCCGTGCCACGGACATGCCCCGCACCGTGCTTCTCGGCGAGCAGCCAGCCGGGCTCAACGCCAACGCGGACAGCGAGATCCGGTCCTGGTTCGACTACGTGCACAGCCAGCAGCGCGCCGTGCTGACCCCGGCCGTCAACCGGCTACTTGAGGTGTACTTTGCCGTCCGCGCAAACAGGGGCGACCGCGTACCGTCCGAGTGGACGATCGAGTGGAATCCGCTCTGGCAAATGGACGAGCAGCAGGCGGCGCAGGCTCGTCTTACGCGGGCTCAGGCGCGCGCGATCGACGTCAACAGCGGCGCGGTGTCGGCCGACGAGGTGCGCCAGGACCCCGATCTGCGAGAGGTCTACGAGATCGACCCGTCCACGGCAGCGCCCCCGCCACCCGTGCCGGCTCCGGCCAGCGGAGTGGCCCTGCTGGGGCAGGACGACGAGGACGCCGACAGGGAGCCCGTG